TTATTTTAACAGGGCAACGGTTTCCCGTAACTGTTCAATAGTCTTGTGATTATATACCCTGTTTCCCACATCCTTTGACTTATGACCCATCAGCATGTCAATACATTTTCTGTTGCCTTTGGCGTTGTCAAGATTAGTTTCAAATGTGTGCCGTGCTTCATGTGGGGTCTTGTCTGCACCTATCTTTTCCATGACTTCACCCCAACACTTATAGTAATTTGCCTGACTGAACTTTTTACCCTGATAAGTGAACAGGTACTTGTTCCCTTCATCAACCAGTGATTTCACAAATGGTTTGATGCGGTCATGTATCGGAACAATACGACACTTTCCGGCAGCGGTCTTGATTCCACCTTCAAAGTACCAGTCCTTGATGTTTACCTGTTCAGTTTTCATCCCCAATAATTCCTGTAATCTGAACCCTGTATATATGTAGATCAGCACGGTATTGACCCAAGGGTCATCTTTTATTTTCCACAGTGCATCAACCTGTTCAAGCGTGAACGGTTCACGGGTGGTATCAGGTATTGGTGGGGCGGTGGTAATTTGTGAATACATTTTATCTATCAGGTCAATTTCAAAAGCAAAACGGTCAAGGTGACCGAACAGATTTTTGATTGACCATTGTGTTGAATAACCGCACCCGCAGTTGTCAATGCAGTCTTGCATCTGATAAGATTTCAGTGATCGGTACTTCACACCGTAGTATTTTGAACAGTGCTTGAACGCTGAACGCAAGGACTGTTGATTTGATTTTCCTAACTTGGGTAACTTGATTTCAGACCAACGCTGATAGAGTACAACCAAGGTGACCTTTTCCCGGTCAATGTCCCAAGGATTGTTGTTATATTCAGCCAATAGAATGTTGGCTTTTTCTTCTGTTTCAGCGTAACCGATAGGGGTTTGTTTTGCGTGTCCCTGTTCGTCATATATGGTGACCTTGGCAAGCCACGGGCGTGATCGGTTACCCTTCAACTTGGTCACGCATCCGTAACCGTTTGGGTTTCTTCTTCCCATGTATATCATTCCTTCCTGATTGAAATTTCAAGGAATGGATGATATAATTAGGGTTGCATAGCCTATATCATCCTATTCCTTGGTATAGAGTTATAAGAACCCTGACCGCTGCAACGGTTGGGGTTCATTTTTGTTCAGTTATAATTCAATGTGTGAAGGTGCGGCCGTATTGGTTGCATATTGAAGTGCAATGAACTGTTTATATTCTTTTGCAGTTCCCCAAAAAGCAAGCATCCCTTTGTCATATTCCACAACCAAGTAATACTTGTTGATTCCTGACTTTCCTGTTGTCCGTGCAGTACCGTGATACTTCTGCATGAAATTCTTTTCTTCCAGTGCTGAAAATGACTTGATTCTGTTCATTGGAAGTGTAACCGTAGTTTCAGGCTTGATTCTTCTGATCTCAAACACATCACCTTTCACTTCAATTCTGCAAGGGTAATCAGTCGCAAACCCTTCAATTCCTTCATAGTGCATTACTGGTGTACCTGATTCTTTTTTCTTTCCAAACATATACTTTTACCTTCCTTTCTTGGTGTATGGTTACGGTTACGGTTGATGTTCTTATTCTTATATTTTTACTTTTTTATTTTTAATTTAGTATATATGTAAAAAAAATCTATATAAGAAAACTTGACTGTAACCGTAACAACCGTAACTTTGCCGTAAAATCAACGCTTTAGAACCGTAACCCAAAGCGTAACCAACTGTAACTATCTGAAACCGACATAGATGATATTACCTGACCGTTGGAAAATTATGCCATTTTTTGACCGTCCCTTTTTTCCTTGACAGTATATTTTGGTAGTGCAACTGTATCACGCAATTCTTCCATGATTTTATTTTTACCAGTTTCATTCAACTTGGCAAACAGTTCAACCAGTTCATACGCACCTGAACCGTAACACTTTTCAAGCAGATCGCAAACCCGTTCTTTCTGTTCCAGTTCCTTCCTGTTTGTTTCCATTGGTACATCATGCCCCATAAGCCAAGCAACATTGACATTCAAGGCTTGTGCCAATTTATACAGGGCATCTTGCATTGGTTCATATTTTCCGTTTTTGTACTGGCTGATTTGTGCCTTATCAAGTCCTGACCTTTCCGCAACATCAACCTGTCGTAATCCTCTGATGTTCATTGCTTCAATAAAGCGGTGCTGAAATGTATCAGGCATTAGTGAACACCCCTTTCTTATATATTATTGTTCACTCTCATTATAAAGCAAAGTTAAGACTTTTTCAATCAAACTTGAAAAAAAGTTAAGAAAACTTAAAAATAACTGTTGACATATTTTCCCACTGGTGATAAGATAAAACCAAGTTAAGAGTTCTTAACTTAACAGAAGCAAAGAAATGAGGAAGTCAGTCAAGCAGTTGTAAAGGCATGATGCAAATACAATGTTCACTGATGAATACCCATAAGGTAAGTGACAAGCATACTTGCAAAGCAAGGGTGTGTGTAAAGTAAGCCGGGTAACAGAGATGACACAGCACTTTGTTTCAGGTCAGGAAGTTCCCCGACTTCCTGACTACTTCAAAAAAGAACTGTTGCAGCAGTTCTGGGGAAAAGAACCAAGGAATAGGATTTTTACAAGAAACAGTTCTTTCAAAAAATTGTCTATTGTGTATAAGTCAACAGGTTTTGGTGGTTTTAATGTGAAACCCCGACGGTTTGAACAGTACCGTTCAAAAAGTTCAATGTTGGCTGACAGGTTTGCAGATTTTAATGTGAAATCTGATAAAGGCAAGACACCCCTGATGCAATAAGGTGTGCTGACAATAGACAACTTTTTGAAGGAACTGTTGAGAAAGGAGATGTAAAAGAAAATGTCAGAATATATTTATTCTGAAAATGATGTCAGAAAAATGTGGCAAAGATCTTACAGTGAACAGATTGGAGTTGCACAAGCAAAATGCCTTGAAGCAATAGTCAGAACAGATGGTAAATTAGAAGTTTCTTTTAGTGGTGGAAAAGATTCGGCAGTACTGCTTTATTTAATGGCTGAAATGTGGTCAAGCAGTAGTCACAAAGATGAACCTTTATGGGTAATGTTTGCAAACACAACAAATGAATTTGTGTGTATGTCTAAATATGTTCAATATTATTGTAAATACATTGAACAAAAATTCAACATAAAAATAAATCTTCACACTGTAAAAGGAGAAAAAAATTATTTTGAAGTTACGGATTCTGTTGGGATGCCGTTTGTAAGCAAGAAAGTATCAAGAATGGTAAGAGATTGCAAGAAAATTCTTCATAACTTAGGTTTGACTTATGCTGATATTAAAGACATATTACCGCAGCACTACACAGAACAACATTATGATGAAATGCTTGCATCTGCTGAAAAATTACGCAAACTTGGTGTTTCAAATACGGTCATTTTGAACTTAACAAAGGTAACCAGTGAAAACAAGATAAGTCAGCAGCGTTTTTTTCCAATACAGTATAGACCATTGATTGACGCACCTTTTGAGTTGTCGGAAGAATGCTGTAAACACTTGAAAAAAGACCCAATTAAATATGCAAGCAAGGAAATAGGTCGTTTGCTTCCTGTTGTTGGTGAAATGGCTTGTGATTCTAAAGATAGAATGAACGCATATCGTCAAACTGGATGCAATATGTTTGAGGGTAGCAGACCAAAATCAAAACCTTTAGGTGCTGCAACTGAACAGACTATTTTACATTTCATATATGATGAAAAGATACCTTGTTCACCCATATACGGTGAATGTATTTATGAAAAAGAAACTAATACATATAAATTTACTGGTGAACAAAGAACTGGATGCAAAATGTGCGGATTTGGTCTGAAATTTGACCCTGAAAGATTTGTTAGATTGCAAAAATATGAACCAAACATTGTTACTTTTGCATTTACAGAGAGAGAGAACGGTGGTTTGGGTTATACGGAAATTTGTAAATTCTTAAATGAACGTTGCGGTATGAACATTGTAATTCCTGAAATTCAGCAAGGATATTATGCGAAAAGAGCAGAAGCACACAGAAAGAAGGTGATGAAGTGAAGAAAATAGTTGCAGCATGGATTGAACAGATTCTTGAATTTCCAACCAAACTTGAATATCTTGCATACATAGAAAGCCTGAAAAAAGGCAAACCGCAGAAGTTCAAGGAAACATCATTTGAACAGTTGGAATCAGGGGTTGTTAGAATAACGATCAGGAAACAGTACAACAACAATGCGTTCCCTGATGATGAAAAGGAAGGTGAAGAAAGTGTTTGATTATTCAAAGTTAAGAGGAAAAATCAAGGAAGTGTTTGGAACACAGGCAAAGTTTGCTAAAGCAATGGGAATGTCAACCGTGACATTATCTGCAAAATTGAACGGAACAGTTCAGTTCACTGCACCTGAAATGAACAAGGCGTGTGAAGTCCTTGGTGTTTCGGTGGAATTTATTCCACTATATTTTTTTACTGAAAAAGTTAAGACTTCTTAACTAAAAGAAAGGATAGGTGATAAATTATGAAATTCAGCGAAAAGTTGAAACAGGCTATGCAGCAGTTAGGAATCAATCAGGCACAGGTTGTTGGATTGACCGGGAAAAGTAAGGGGTCAATCAGTATGTACCTGAATGACAAGACCACACCGTCAGAACAGGTTCAAAGTGATATTGCAGTATCACTTGGACTTACCCCTGACTATTTTGAACAGGAAGAAACCCCGGTGACCTTCAAACCTTCCAAGTGTGAAGATGGCATCCCAACCTTGACAGTACATGAAGTTGCTAAGTTGATGCACAAGCACACAAACACAATAGCACTTGGTTTACAACAGGGTGTTTTCCCTTGGGGGTATGCGATTCATACCAGTGAACACCGTTGGTCATATTTCATCAATGCAAAGCGTTTTGCAGAAATTGAAGGTATTGCCATATAAGGCGGTGATCTTATGCAGATAGGTGACAAAGTAAAAATCATTTCTTACAGAAGCAGCAAACTTGAAGGGTTAAGTGGTGTAATCACAAGAGAATATAAAGGTATTTTCGGTGTGATGGTTGAAGGTCATAAAAACCATAACAGTCAATACGGGTGCTACTGGTTAAGAAAAAGTCAGATCATTTTATTTGAAATTGAAGAAAGTGAGGATGAAGAAATGTTTGGAGATTATAAAACCGTACAGGTATCTTTCCTGAATGACAATGAAAAAGAACAGGTGTGTATGTCAAAGTACGCAATGTATGACAACTTTGAAGTTGGTGATGTGGTAGTAGTTAAAACAGGGCATCACGGCTTGGCAGTCGCAAAGATTGCAAGTATTGATGACACTGTTTCAAGGGTTGCAAATGGTCGTGAGATCGTCACAAAGGTTGACATGGGTACATATGAAAACCGTGTTGCATCAAGAAAACGTGTGTCAGAATTAAAGACCGCTATGGACGTAAGAATCAATAAGTTGCAACGTATGGCAGTGCTTGAAATGTTTTCGGAGAAAGACCCGGAAATGAAAGCATTACTTGATGAATATAAAGCGTTGACAGAACAGAAAGGTGAGGTACAGAAGGATGGAGAATAAGACAGTTCAGAATGTAGTGCATGGGTTCAAAGTGTTCAGACCTGATTGGACTTGTGATCCGACAGGTTACAACCCTAAACAGTACACTTGTCCCGGAAAATTTGAGGAAGAAGGGGAACTTGATGTTTGCGGTCATGGTATGCACTTCTGTCAGACTGCTGCTGACTGCTTCAATTATTACAGTTTCAATAGTGAAAACAAGGTTGCAGAAGTCATTGCCTATGGTGAGGTAAGAACAGACGGTGACAAATCATGTACTGACAAATTGGAGATCGTGCGTGAAATCCCGTGGGATGAAGTCTTGCGGATCGTCAACCTTGGAAAGAATTGCACGGGTCGCTGCAACACCGGGAACAGGAACACCGGGGACTGGAACACCGGGGACTGGAACACC